CTAATTGCTCTAAGAAGTCTTCTCCATTCTTTTTTGCTTCTTCAAACAACTCGTCATAAATTTCTTCTGACGAATGTTTTTCATATTTAAAGTCTTGATAACAGTCTACAATCTTAGGCTTAGTACCAATATTATCACGTACTAGTGTATTATTTACTTTATAGTCTGCGGCAATATTGTATAACATTGGATTACGACTACCTCTACGACCTAAGTGGTCAAATACACAGTGTAGGATTTCATGTGCAATAACAAATTCAATTTCTTTATTGTCCATTGCATTAAAGAATTGTGTGTTATAGTAAAGGTTACGTCCGTCTACAGCGGCAGTAGGCAACCAGTCATCTGCGGCTAAAATGCGCAAACGTGTAGCCATGTTACCAAAGAAAGGGTGACGTAGTAGCAAACCTACACGAGCTACAACAATGCGATCGTATACTTCTACACGCATTTCTTCTAGTTGTTCTGGAGTAATAGTTGGGTCAGGTTGCCAGTTCTTTAGTTTACTTGCAGTCTTTTCTGTAGACATTTGCATAGCAACTTTCTGTGGTAAAAAATCTAACATATTTCCCTCTACTTTTCTAATGTTGTATATACATTATAACATATTTAAGCATAATGTCAACCAAAAAAAGAGCGAGCCCAAAAGGACCCGCTCTTTAAGTTATTAAGACTGTTGTGCCGCCTTAATATATTTTCCAAAACGATCATGGAATTCATCAAAACATTCTACTTCATCTGGATCGATTGGTAACTGGTATTGTGCAAGGGCCAATTTAATGCCCATAACTACCATTTCTGTTTCGAAGTTATCCATTGCAAAGCGTAGGAAGTTGTTGACTTTATCGTCAAACTTTTTATCTCCTGCGTCAGATGCTTCTTTTAGTTCATAGCAAAGTGATACGGTCAAGGAATACATAGCACTGACTTCTTTGGTGCGCATCTCCTTAACTTTACCTAAAAGAATATCGGTTGGGTTAGGCATTGAACTTGCAACTTTACGGTGTGCCATAAATTTAACAGCAAGTCCTTCACCAACTGCACCAGCAATCAAATCAGTTGTGGTGCTTTCGTCTAACTCATCTTCTAACAGTTCGCTAACAAACGACCATGTACGTGGTGTTGCAAATGAACGTGATGATGATTTAGGATCGAAATCGTATAAATCGTGTTTTGCAAAAGTTAAGTAACCAACAACATCATTATGTTGTTTATGATCTACTGCCCAAGTAAACCAGTCATCAAATGATACAGCAAGTTCTAAGTGAATAAAACGGTTTGCTAATGGAGCCGGCATACGGTAAGTAACACCTTTGTCAGCATCACGGTTACCAGCCGCTACAATTACAACATTGTCAGGCAGTTTGTACTGTCCTACTTTACGGTTAAGAATCAATTGATAGGCAGCCGCTTGTACACTAGGTGCCGCTGAGTTCATTTCGTCTAGGAAAAGAACAATGTAATCAAACTGCGATGCAAATTCTTCATCTGGAAGTTCGCTCGGAGCACCCCATACCATTTTACCAATATTAGTATCAAAATATGGAATACCTTTGATGTCTGTAGGTTCCCAAAGTGATAGTCGAATATCAATTAAGTGTGAGTTACCAAGGCCGTCTGTAATCTGTGATACAATATCACTTTTACCAATACCTGGAGGACCCCAAAGGAAGATAGGACGCTTCTTTTTAAGAGCATGTTTGATGCTTGTTTTTGCCTGGTTTGGGCTAACTGTACGAGTTACTTCTGACATAGTGTATTCCCTCTTGTGTGTTATCAGTGCTAATTTCTAACTATATATATAGTATAGCATCAATAAGACAAATGTCAACCGTTTTTTATGATTTTTCTGATCTTTTCATAGCTTTTGTTAAGCCATATTTGCGAACATCGCCGCTGAAAAGAGTAAGTTCGACTGCTTTTTTTTGATCTGTTACTATAATACCTTTGTTGGTTATATAGTAAGGACAACTAATAAATTGATCTAAAAATATAATAACTTGTGTAGTCAAGGGCATATCAGGCGGAAATGGTATATCGTATGTTTCAATACCTATTTCCATAAGTATGTCGTATCCTGATTCTGTAAGCCGTAGTCCGCCTGTATTCTTACTTCGAGTATTTCTCCACCAAAGCGGCATATATTGTTTAACAGTTGCTGGGTCAGTACTTTTATTAAGTTGCTTTAGAAAGACTTTAGTGTATGTTTCTTTCCAGTTCATTCTTCTTCAACTACATCACCTGTTGTCATTCGCATAACACAAAATTCTTCCGAATGAAACATGTCATTTAGCTTTTTAGCTAGATTGTGTGCATGTCCTGGATTAGAGAAACTTGTTTTTTTATACTTAGGACCAGGATAGTTAGTTAAAACATTTGAACTCTTTAGATTAAAAGGTTCGTCCTTGTAAAACACAGCCCAGATAGCTTCTGCTTTAAGAATTTGTTCGCTCTTATATGTTTTCTTATCTATGTTCTCAAGAAGAACCGTTGGTTTTGGTCTACTCATATGCGTATCCTTTAATATAATATACGCATATATTTATCTCTTTTAAGTTATCTACGCAGTTTATTTAAACGTTTTTTTAGACGTCTTGTTACTAAAAATTTCCAATAAACTAGGACAATTATGTATACTGGATATATTAAAGGTATGCTGTAACAACGATTTCCTTTTACTACATGGCAGGTATAAATCCATGAACCTTTAACAGAAGAAAATCCTACAATTGACAATTACTTCCAATTACTTTCCGAACTACCAAGTTGAACAACAATATTATCGTCCTCGCCTGAAGCCTTTTTAATTAGAAGATCTTCTAGGTCGCCATTTAGACGTGCTAAAACTTCACCTAAGGTAAATGCTAATCTTTTTGCTGTTTGAGTATCTAATTTTATTTCTCTAGCATTGCTTGCATCTGCAGACTTAACAGTTGAAATAAATTGTTGTAATGGTAATGTGTTTATTGGATCAGTCATTAATTAACTCCGGAATAAATTCATGTGCAATTATTTTATGTGTGTCGACACTATAATGTTCTTCGTCAACCTTTGTTTTTTCAATATCTATATTGTGATGTTTCATTATCCAATCTGATGCAGGTTGTCTTAAAAACTTTGTATTATTAAGATTACTATACAGGTCAACCTTTTCAGGCCAATCTACTCTTTCGTTAATTCTCCATACATATACAGGTATGTTTTTTTCTGCACACATATGATCGATGAGAGCTATATCTTTACAGTATTGTTGGTGTGTGAGATGTGTACATACTTCTGTATGAAACTTCATGTGCATATAACTATCGTCATATCCTTGCCAACGAATACCACCTTCTAACAACGGTACTCCGTGAGTGTATTTTCGAACACTTGAAACTTTAATTTTGTCACTCCACTCACCGTGAGTAAAATCAACAGTATTAAAATCATCGTAACAAATAACGTTGTCGTCTTTTAAAAATTCTCTTGTAAAATGCCCAACATCAACTTCTGCATAGTCTACAAGTTTATTTGTACCCATTACCCATCGATCCCAGTATGTTGACTGTACAACAACTTTAGAAATGTTGTTGTGAGTATCAAGCATATGTTTGATCCAACGAGGATATTTTGAATTAGGAGTACCACCTTGTGCATATATGTAACATTGAGAATCAGCTAAATCTTCAGCAAAAATTTTAGCATAATTGTTATCTTGCCACATGCTATCTTTGTTAAGGAGTGCATTCCGCCAGTATCCTTGGGTATGACTACAGCCTACAAAAAGAACATTACCTTGCATTAGCAATACTCAGAGCTTGCCTCATTTCAATGTCAGATTTAAATGGGCCTTGTGTTTCATAACGTTCAACAGTAATCATTTTTGGACAAAAACTTTTAACCCAGCCTTTGTCAAATCTAATAATAAAGTAACCAGCACAATATAAACTTTTTGATTTTTCACTTTTTGTAAACAAAGGTAATTTTCTCTGTACATCATACATAGGATTATAAGGAGTGCAACTAGTCGCATATCCATGTACAATTTTATCTGATACTTCTTCAACTTCAGACGCTGTAGTAAATGATATCTCTGTGTTAAGAGTTTGTTTTAGTTTTTTTACTGAAGGGAAAAACCGTGTTCCTTCATCGTTAGTAAGCATATATTGTTTTTCTTCGTTAACGCTCAACGTTCCAAAACGTTCTCCGTTAGACTCAACAATCCAAAATTTATCCTTTAAAATTTCTTTAGCTTCTACGCTCATTTTGAATACCTCGCTTGTAATGGAATTGCAAATGTAGCGGCCTGATCTGCAATACGTTGCATATCCCACTTAGCACAGAACTTCATAAGACGCATACCTACTTGCGTAACATCTTTAGGCTCTACTTCTGCAATAGTATTATTAATTATCTCTCTAATTTCTGCAGGTTGTGCAGTCAAATCACACAGTGTAACGTTACGTGTGTAGTCATCTAGTACACGATGTTCTACGCCTTCATGATCAGTCCAACGTTGTAGCATCATGTTATTCCAGTTGTAGCCTTTGCTGTCTTTGTCTGCAAATGCTTCAATAAGGCCAACTTTGTTCTTAGTGCCTTTCTTACGCACACCTGGATAAGCACTAAACACGTTGTCACTAGTATCACCACGCATACACTTTTCAAACAACATAAATGCAGGGTCAGGTGCAGGCTTAGCTTCTTTAGTCTTTTTATCTATTACATGATTACCTTTCTTATCAAAGTAACCTTCATGTGTAATAGTAACGTCTTGAATGCCATTGTACTGTTTACAATTAGGTGCAATAAGTTGTGCAAAGTCACCGTCTGTGCTAATAATAATATGGTTATCATTAGGATGTGCTTGTACCCAACCAGCAATTAAGTCATCTGCTTCTAGTTGTGGATGTCGCATAACTGTACAATTAGTTTTTGTACTAACAAAGTCTTTAAACTCGTCGAAAATCTCCCAAAACACTTTATCTTCTTCAGACTCAGTAACAGTCATTTTATCACGAGCAACTTGTCTATTACGCTTGTAAGGTTCGTAAAAGTCTTTACGCCAACTACGTCCTTCTAAACAAAACACAACATGATCTGCATCGAAGTCATTCCATGCTTTCTTAACACCTGCAAGTGTAATATGCAGGGCCATGCCAACTTTAGTGTCAATGTCGCCACGCACTACATGTCTTGCACGAAAGAATGTGTTAGCTGTATCTACTAATATATGAGTCGCCATTTACATACACCCCGATACACATAATGAAAAAATGTCGCCATTCTGTACGAACGCAACTAACAATGTAATGCCTATTAATTCTAACATATTTTTGCCTTTGTATAATTTATAGTACTATTATAGCACCAAATCTGGCTTGTGTCAATCATTAAGATACTTCACTTTTGCCTTTGTCAATAGGCACAACATTAATATATCCTGCACCTCTATCAGTGTCTAAACCTTCTTCATCTAGCATTTGTATTACAATAGTTCTAAACCACTGGTCAACAATTTGTTCTTGACTTTCGCCTTTATAACCTGCATCAAGTAATTGCTCGATAAACTCGTTGTTCCAGTCAAGCTCAAAGAAACCGTTCTTAATATTATCGGGATTAACTTGGGTATCTAATACAGCAACCCAAGGTTCTCCTGCTTTAGTAGCCGCTTCTTTTTCTGCATCTAATGCATCTCGACGAATTTCTTCTTGTGTCTTTTTAGCATTAGGCTCCTTGATAATTTTAGGTTGTACACCTAGTGCTTTTTTAATTTTATTCCAATCCATAGTTACCATCCTGCCTTTCTTATACGATCTGAAGGATCTTTTACGGCCTTCAATTTATTGTCTAATTTCTCTTGTTCCACTTGATCAAGTGCCCCATGCATTTCCGAATAAGGATATGTGAAGTCTGGGGGTAAATCGCCATCCTCTTTCCATACACGCTTCCGCCACATCTTTAACGTTAAGACTATACTCTTCCGAACGTCCTCCAAGCGGCATAAGATATACCGGACATTCCACCCCGGCACTTCTGTAAGCGTCCACAGCTTTTGTAACTTCATCAAAGTCTTCGTCAGTAGCCACAACAAACTTAAGATAAAGTTCACTACCGTTAACACTGCTATACTCACTAGCAATATTAGGTTTAATAGCAGTCTCCCAAGGTTCTCCTGAGACACTAAGTTTTGGGGAACAGCTCCAAGTGACTTCAAGTCTATCGCTATTGTTGAGATAGTCTCTGAGACTGTCGTGTAAAGGTTGTGTAGTGTTTGTTTCAAATGTAACATTTTTTAAGTCCTGCATACGTGGATGCTCGAATAATTCGACGTACAATCGTTGCCACGCCAACAAAGGTTCGCCACCAGTCATAATTAAGTGTATGTCCTGTCCATTATCCATTGTCCACTTGCCTTCTGGAGTAAGCGACAACAGATGTTCAACCACTTCGTCAACTTCTGCTTGTTTGTTAAAGTGTTTGAATTCTGGGTAGATACTTGCATATGTATCACAGCCTGTATGAATAATAGGCAAGTCCTCAAATTTTTCTGTAGTCTTATGCACATCTTTTGCAATTAGATCGGCAACTTCTTGGTTATGAATAATACCTTGTTTTTGTTTTACATCACGCATAGGCTCATTTGTTAAGCCAAAGTTCATGCAACGAAAGTTACAACCAAAAGTACGTAGGAATACACTAGGTACTCCTACAAATTTACCTTCGCCTTGTACGCTATAAAACGCTTCTGAATATCTAAGTTTCATAATTTACTTTCCACAAGCATATTCTTGTTGTAATTTAATATTGTCAAAGAACTCTTTCTTTGTACCTGCATCATCTTTAAATGCACCACGCAACACAGTTGTTTGTGTAAGACTGCTAGTTGCCATAATGCCTCTATTCTCACAACAGCCGTGTGTTGCTTGAATGTAAACACCTAAGTGTTCTGCATCTGTAACTTTTTGAATCTCACGTGCAATTTCGTTTGCAAGTTCTTCTTGTAGTGTTCCACGTCTAGCACACCATTGTGCAATACGTGTGTACTTGCTTAGACCAATTAATTTATCTGCGGCAATAATACCAATGTATGCAACACCTGCTACTGGCTGGTGATGATGCGAACACATACTCTTAAGTTCTGAACGTACTACTAGCATACCTTCATAGCGATCATCGCTGTCGTTTGGAAATGCTGTTGCAGGCGGCGCAGGGTCATAACGTCCTGCCATAATCTCATTATAGTACATTTTAGCAAGACGTTTTGCTGTGCCTTTAGAGTTAGGATCTTGATACCTATCAATTACAAGTGCATCTAGTACACCTTCAAATGCTGTAGTTGCTTCGTTGATAAGTTCTTCTTTATCACCTTCTTGCAATACGTCACTGATGTTGTCGCCAGCCCAATAGCGTTGCTTTGCCTGTACTAGGCGGGCCTTAATTTCTTCAC